GGTAAACGATACATCTTGAGCATTACCTTCTTGGCCTGCAACGCTAAAGGCTTGTAGATAAGTTGCTGTAGATACATTCCAAGCAGTAGACAGCGTGTACTGGTAAACGCTATCATTTGTGTTTCCAACTACATACATAGACAAGCCATTAGGCTTAAAGAAAACTCCTGATGGAGTATCGTCTTGTGCGGCAACTGAGAAAGACAGGCTTTCGTAAGACGCAGTGGCTACGCTCCAAGGTGACGTAAGTGCATATTGGAATACAGTGTCAGAAGTCTGACCCACTACATACATCTTTAAGCCATCAGCACGAAAAAATAATCCATGCGGTGTTGCGTCTTGTGCGGCTACAGAAAATACTGTTGAGTACGTTGCCGAGGAAACTACCCACGGTGTAGACAACACATATTCGTTAACATCATCGCCAGAAAACCCCATCACAAACATCTTGCTGCCGTCAGCACTAAAAGATAAACTAGCTGGTTGTGTTTCTTCTGCTGTTACGCTAAACGAAACACTGTCGTATGTGGCGTTTAGAACATCTACGTTGCTGATAATGGTAGTGCCAGCCACATTAAGTTTTGCTGCGGGTGCAGTTGTATTAATACCTACGTTGCCAGCAGCATTAATTACAAAAGGTGTTGAATCAGGATTAGTCGAGTCCTCAACAAGTAGCGCATTACCTGTACCAAGCTGGGTAATACGCAGGGCTGCATTGGTGTTGTCGGTTACGCTGATGATGGCGTTAGCAGAGCCTGTGATGTTGGTGAACGACCCTGCGCCTCCGGGGGCGTTGGATAGCTTGGCGTAGTCAGAACCGTTCCAAAAAACATGGGACTTTTCGCCATTGACCATCGTTACGCCGCTGGTAGCCGAGCCTTTAACGGTCAGGGCAAATCCACCAGTGGTATTGTTGTTGATGACGTACTGACGGCTGCTGCTAGGCAGGATCAAATTACGCGCTGCGGTCATTGCACCGCTGATGTTTAGGATGGCGTACTGCGCAGTGGTTGACCCAATGTTGGTTGCTGAACTTGTGCCCTGTGTGAGCGTGAGTGTGACATCAGCGGTAGTTACCGTAATTGCCAAACCGCCAGCAATAGCAATGTCCAAGTAGGACGTAACTGCGTTGTTTACGTCATCGCCCCATGTGCCGGATTCTGTGCCGGTTACCGGCTGTCCGAGGGCTAGATTAGTTGTGTAATTAACGGTCATAGGATTTCTTTCCAAGAAGTAGTTTGCTCATCCCACTGGTAACTTTTGTCATCACTAGGGTATTGTATCGGAGGATGCCACTGGCATGTTGGTTCGTCAAGAGTCCAACTTGGGAATGGCTGAGGAGGGATAAACGCATCTCTGTCTGAGTCGTAAGTGTAGCCAATGCCTGCGTAGTTTTTACGAAATGGCGTGCCGCCTAATAGATGCTCACCGGCCCGTGTGTTGTAGCTGGTCTTCTTCCAGACTGTCCCCGTTGTTTCTGCATAGATAGCCTCGCCATCAAGCGGCTCGTCCACGCCCACGATTACTTGTACAACAACGTTGTTTTCATTAAGTTCTGCAAAGTGTGCCATATTATTTACCAAGTAATAGTTCCAGTACCCGCAGTAATTCTGTATATCTTATACCCAGACCTAGATGTGGTATCAGGGGTAATGTTTCCAGCACTACCGTTAATAGTTAAGCCAGCACTAGCGGCACTTGCACTAGAGTAAGTATCTGGGTAAGAAAGAATAACTACCCCAGAGCCCCCGCTTCCACCAGTACCGGTTGGGCCTCCTGCGTTAGCTGCGCCTCCTCCGCTGCCAGTATTTGCGGCTCCTGCTGTAGCTGTACTAGCAACACCTCCACCACCAGCACCTCCAATACCCATTGTTACAATATAAGAACTTCCACCGCCACCACCGGCAAAATATACTCCAGAGCTTGTAATACTTATACCAGAAGTTGTAGCTGTAGCTGCTACATTCATTATGTAAGTACCAATGCCGCCTGTACCTGTACCAAATGACGCAATAGCCGCACCTGCTGGTATATTTGCACCTGTAATTTGAGTGCCAATTCTAATTACACCTGTTGTTACGGTAGCAATGGTTAATGTTGTTGAGGAAGCTATGTTTGCCGTACCAGTAAAAGCGGTATATAACGTACTGTTAAGCGCCCCAACACCGCCATTGCCGCCATAAGTTGATGTTCCGTTTACCCCAACACCGCCAGCACCGCCGCCACCGCCAGCACCATAACTGGCAGGAGTAGTACCATCGCCACCGGCATAACCTTGTCCTGATGTTCCAGCACCTCCAGCATTAGTAATCTGAGCGCCACCCCCACCAGAACCTCCAGAATTTGCGGCAACACTAGTTGCTGACCCAGCACCTCCACCAACTGTAGTAAAACTACCAAAAGTTGAAGCAGTACCGTTTGAGCCTTTGGCATTATTAACACCAGCACCACCACCGCCAACGGTTACGGAATAAACTCCGCTAAGCGCATTGGTAAGCCCTGTAAGTAATCCTCCAGCACCGCCGCCACCAGCAGCGCCATTATTACCAGCGCCTCCGCCGGGGCCACCGCCAGCAATAACTAAATATTCAACAGGAGGGGTTGCGCTAGGCCATGTCCCAGCTTTTTGCGCTTGCAAAACAGTAACGTTTTTCCAAATACCTTTAGAACTAGAAGGTGTCGGCGTTTGCGCCGTAGATGACATGATAGAACCCTTGTATCTAGTAGCCATTTTTGTTCACCAAGAAATAGAGCCAGTACCAGCCGTAAATCTATAAACTTTATAGCCCGTGCGGTACGTTGTGTTTGGTGTGGTATTGCCTGCGCTACCATTACAGGTAAGACCTGCGGCTACAGACGAAAGACTAGCGTATGAATCAGGGTAAGCAATAATTAATATACCTGATCCTCCAGCACCACCCACCGCAAGTGAGCCCCCACCACCACCCCCACCGCCTTGATTAACGCCGCCTGCAACTGTATTGGTTCCGGTTACTCCACCAGCACCGCCACCTAAACCGCCAAGCGTCGTACCTGTGCTGCGCGTCCAACCACCAGCACCACCAGCATAGTAAACGCCAGTGCTAGTTATTGCCGTTCCAATTAAAGTAGTGGTAGTGGCCTTATTCATGGTGTAAGTGCCAACCCCGCCAGTGCCTGTCCCAAGCGCAGTTACTACTGTGCCCGCGGGAACACCTGATCCTGTTATTTGAGTCCCAATACCTATAACTCCAGCAGAAACGGCTGTGATTGTTAGCAAAGTAGAAGTTGCTGTAGTAGCAGTTCCAGCAAAATTTGTGGTGATTGTGCTTAATAGTCCAATACCGCCGACACCCGTAGACGCTGTGCCGCCTACACCAACACCACCATACCCACCACCGCCGCCACCAAAGTTACTATTTGAATCTCCAGCGCCACCGTTCCTACCTTGACCCGCTGTTCCAGCGCCTGCAACCGATCCAGCTAAATATCCAGCACCACCACCAGAACCACCAGCACCGCCGTATTTAGTACTCGTGCTGTCAACGTCACCGCCACCGCCACCTAGTGCGGGGCTTGAACCTGATGCAGAAAACACAGAGTTATTTCCTGTGCCGGGTACTGTACCAGTTCCAGCGGGGGGAGTTCCACCGGCCCCAATTGTTACTGTATAGCTTGTGCCGGGGGCAACATTTAATGCAGAAGATAAAACTACACCTCCCGCACCGCCGCCGCCACAATAGTTCCACCCTCCCGGCCCACCACCAGCAACTAACAAAAACTCAATTGGAAAAACTGTCGTAACCCATGTAGCTGCTTGCTGCGCTTGCATTACATCACTAGTAGTCCAGATTCCTGTGGCACTAGAAGTTGATGTAGCCTGTTCTGTAGATGAAAGAACAGACCCCTTGTATTGCGTAGACATTAGGTAATGGCTTCAAACGACGAAGTTAATTCAATTGCACTTGCAGTGCCCACAGTAACCACAATTGACTGAGCTTCACCCAAATAGAACCCCGTACTTTTGTCCACAACCACAATTGAAGCGTTTACCGGCACAGGCACTTGGTAAATTAGACGGTAGTTTGTACCAGCACCAGCCGCTGCGCTGTTAATTGCGACGGTTACTGTAGCGACGGATGCTGTGACATTTGACGCAACAATGTTGTTTACTTTGTTAACCGTGCCAGCCGCAGGCGTAAGCGCAGTCCAAGTAGTAGCAGATGTGGTGCTTGGAATTAAATAAGTTGCACTTCCGTAAATAGAAGATACATTAACGATATTTGGGTTTGCCATATTTGTTCCTTAATATCCAAAAACCATTGCCATAATCATTGCTTTACCTTCTGGCACAGCCACAGAAGCTGGGTAAGTTACAAATACATTTTTTGTACCCGCTGAAAAACTTACTAACGATCCTGAATTGCTAGAAGAAAGTACAGTGGTTCTAGATAAAGTTGTACCTGATGAAGTGTAGGTTCCAATGCCAACTTCCCACTCTGCACCCCCTGCAATTGTGTAATACGTTGTGTTGGCGTTCCCAACGGCAGCAAAAGTTTGATAACCAGTTACGGCTCCAGCAAGCGTAACAGTGCCAGTACCAGTTGTAGTGGTAGTCTCTTGAACCCGATCAGCTAAGACAAGTGCCATTTACACCTCTACGTTTCGTTGTCAATCAACACCCAATTTGCTGTTTGGGTATCTTGGATTGTAGACCAGCCGGGGGTCTGTGTGCTATTAATACCTATCCAATTTGCGTTTTCGCTGTCATCAATTAGCTGCCAATATACAGGAATTAACGTCCCAACGGAACCCGCCGCAGAAACACCCGTTAGGGCCAATGTCCTGTCGCCTAAACCTACGCTACCTACTGCGCCTGATGCCGCTATACCGGTTAAATCAAAACTATATAAAAAACCTAAGGAACCTACGCTGCCCTGCGCACTAGCTGGACGAAGAGGAACACTTAAAAATCCAATAGCGCCGCTTGCATTAACACCTGACAGCGTAACTTGTGCGCTTTGAATTACAGTTCCGGTTGCTCCAGTTGCTGCAACCCCCGTGATACCAATACTGATACCTTTATCAGAAACTGTGCCAGCTTCGCCATTAGCAGAAACACCTGTTACAGCTACAGTACGGCTAGAGCTTAGTGTGCCTACAAAACCTGTGGCAGTATCTCCTGTATCTGTGTCTGTGTTGCTAGGTACAAGGGCTCCTACAACCCCGGCAGCAACAACCCCAGTGAGGCCAATACTGGCCCCCTTATCAGAAACAGTACCAACCGCGCCAGCCGCAGAAACACCTGTTACGGCATTAGTATGATTTACAACAAATGCACCAAGTAAACCAAGTGCAGTAGTTCCTGTAGCCGCAACTGTCCGGCTATTAGTAAGAGTCCCTACTGTGCCAGCCGCAGAAACGCTAGTTAAAGCAATGAAACGAGTTACCCCAGTAGTTCCTACACTGCCTGTGGCTTCATTGCCGTTTTTGCTAATTGTTTCAGATGGGGCTAATGTCCCAACTGCGCCAGATGCCTCTACCCCTGTTAGGGCAACACTTTTATCTTGCGGCCCGCCCCAAGGATCAGAACCCCAAGTGCCATACCCCCAAGTAGCCGAAGTTGGAACTATGGCAGTGTCGCCAGTAGCGCCAAAAGGCGCTCCAGCAAAAGGGGTTATACCAAACATGGTCTACACGGCGTTTAGCCGTACCCCGTTATTAGGTTGTTGCCAAGCGAAGCAGGGCAGTAGTCGTGGTGTTAGAAGGCATAGTCAGTGTGAACGTTCCTGCCGTAATGGTTTGAGAACCAAAGGTATGCACACTAACCGCCTTATTGCTCTGAGTAGAGTTGTACAGCAGCACGGTATCAAATGCAGTACTCAATGTCACCGTTGTGTACACAAAAGATGCCGATGGAGTCCAATAACCCACGCCAGCCGTAACTGATGCGTTGGTAGACGTTGGAGCCGTAGCATTGGTTACCGTCACGCCGCCTGCTGTGTAGCCTGTGCCGGAAACCTCACCAGTAGTAGAGTACACAGTGGTACTTGCATTAACCGTAGCAGAGGCCAAATACAAAGCGGCCTTAAACGTGTCCGCAGTTGCAGCAGCACGAATAGGAGAAGCGCCAAAATTGTGGGTAGCTGTCATTAGTTCACCAAGGAACGATGTGCACATTGATTGAGTATTTGCCATGATATTTCCTTAAAAAGATGCGGTATCGCCACCTGCAAAGGTAGGCATTTTCTTCAACGTAACATGCGCTGATCGGTGAACCAATTCGCCATCCAGCCAGTACTCAACCCATGTGGTTAACTCATTGTCATTATCCACTATACCTTCCCGTTTTTCAAGCAGGGAATCATCCATGTCACCCTTGGTAGTAGTAACGATCAATTTGAACTCCTAATAAGCGCAGTGGTTGAAGTGTTAGCTGGCATAGTGATTGTAAACGTGGTGGTTGATGTTTTATCAGAACCAAAATCCAAGACTGCAATAGACTTGTTACCCTGCGTAACGTTGTAAATCAAAGCACACCGAGCCGTAATTGCCCCAGACCAAGACACATTAGCCCAATTTACATAAGCTACAGACCCAGAAGAACTTATAGCCACCCCGGTCATAATTTGACCGCCAGCCGTGTAGCCTGTAGCCACCACTTCATTGCTGCTGCTGTAAACGGTAGTGTCTTCGTTCAGGTCGGCATTGGCCGTGTATAGCGCAATCTTAATCGTGTCAGTAGACAGATTGTGGACAGCCGTGTACAACTCCTTTTTGAAGCTGGTGGTCTGGGTTTGAACTATGCTCATGCCACCGCCGTCCTAACTTGCCCACTACGGTACGCATCCATGCGCTGTTTGCCGTCACCCAGATTCTTAAGAAGCGCAATCGACTGTACGTACATGTTCTGGTACAAGGCAACTAAGTCTTGCTCGCCCTTCATGAAGCGGATGGCCTCAACCAGCGCACCGTTGAGCAGTGCGGAGTCAAAGTTGTCGCCCAGCCATGTAGTACCCGCCGTCACAAGGGACTCTGGGTAGTAGTAATAGTGAAGTTCGGTGGAGTAAGTGGTGTTGGGCGTTGGGCCCAAGATAAACGCCAACTCCGTCACAGCCGAGGACTGAGGGCCAAAAATGGCGTAGTGTTTAGGCAGACCGGTAGACGTTGGGTTGGGGTACGCTTCACGTATGAAGTTCACGTCCTTGTTTAACGGGTACGAGTAGTTGCCAGAAGCGTCAATGACCGCAAGGGAGTATGTTGACAGAAAATCATCTGGGCAAGACAGGTATTTGTTGTTAGCCGTAATTGTTCCCGTTACGTTTTTGCGCAGGTTGGCCAGCTGAACTGTGTTGTAGATACGTTGCTCAGTCTGTTTTGTGAACATGGCGTACTCATCCGCCGTGAACGTGTTTTCACAGATATCAGCGATGTTAGTACACAGTTCAGCGTAGTTCATGCCATTGGGCCCCGTGCCATCAAGCCTTTAGTAGCTGCCCCAGTACCACGGACTTTAATGCCAGACGTCTTGGTGGGCTCGTTACCCGCAGATTTACTGACGCCGCCAATACTTACGTCGTAGGTGTCTAGTTTGCTGCGGTTAGGCGCTTTGCCGGGGTTAACCTCCAGCGCCACAGACTTACCATCCATTGTGTGCGGTTTGGCATAGACGCTGGCGGGACCAACTTCTTTACCCATTTTCTTCATGCTGTAAGCCATATTAGCCTCGCTTTTGATTCATGGCTCGCGCCATGTTGCGACCAACGGCGCGCATAGCTTGGCCAGTGACGCCAGCGGTTTTCTTACCCCCGGCAGTTGAGCTAGCGGCGGGGCCGCTAGCAGGGAAGACTTTAGCGTCGGTTTTGCCTTTTTTAGCAATGCCGTCTGCGGATCGTGTGTATGCCATGATTAACTCCTATGAAACCGTTACGGTTACTGTACCAACACTTGTTGTACCTACCAAATAGTTTGGGGTAAGTACCGCATCAAAACTGGATGCGCCACCAATCGGGCTCCATCCCCACTGAAAATCTCGGGACCCCCCAGTAGGGAATCCTGCCACATTAACTCCAGCTTGCACATAGGTAGAGTCCCTGCGCGGCTCCCGCACTGCTTGTGGGTCATCCACAGGAAACATACCTAGTTGCAACTGCGGCTGGTCAGGGTCCCAGCACGCCGTACAGACCAAGATATTGTACGTCTTAGTCTTTTTAACTTCCTTGCGGAGCTGCTTGAGTTTGTACCGTTGTCCGCAGCGGTCGCACTCTGCAATGCTGTTTTTGCCGGACGCAAACCGGTTGCTCATTACGTTCCCCCGCCGATAAACATCTGACGCGGTACAAACCGGATGGCGGCTTTCTCGCGGTCTTCTCCAGCGGCTAGCTCAAAGGACTCGTCATACACCTGCTTGAGCATAGGAATTCGATCCGTAGCCTCAGGGAGCTTCAACCCAATGTGGTACGCCAAACCTGCAGTTGCGGCAGGTAGGAAACGAAAATTCATATCGGCGGTGTTTACCCCAGTGCCCGCATCATCAATGCGACGCAGCCGCCAGTACTTGAAGATGTAATACGGGCTGGCCACCGTGCCTTGCTCAGGAACAGGCCACACGGTGATCCTAGGGTTATCCCTTAGGCGCTCAATCCAAACTTGAATAGGCCGGGCTTGCTGCAGTTTGTTGGGGATTGTGGCGTACGTAGACACGCTGATACGTGTGATAGTTAGGTCAGTTTGCGTAGATACGCTGCCTTGGCCAGTGCGAATCACATGCTCCAGCAGGTCAATAGTGTCTGCCGGTAGGTCGTAGGTGGCTTGCCCTTGGATGAGGTTAATGTACCCCTCATCAATCGTCCACATGTTGATGCCCTTGTTCTGCCACTCAATCGTCATGAGGTTAAACGACCGGCGTGCAGTACGCAGGTCATAGCCGGTACGCATCTCCCGGCCCGCCCGCTCAAACGCTTCTTCCGCAATTTCTGTGAAGTCAAGGTTGAAAGCTGTGGTGCCGGAGACTGCCATTATCTGAACCCTGCTGTTTTCTTTGCAATTGTTTTAGGCTGAGCAACAAATTGCTTACCTGCTGCTTTACCAGCCCGCTTGGCTTTTGTGGTAGCAGCATACTCGGACGAGCTTAGTGATTGTATAGCTTTCTCAGGCAAATACCGCTCTCCCGTCTTGGACGACGGCTTTCCCGATTTGGTACGCCATTTCTGGTCGCCCCAATCTTTAAGGGATTGCTGCGGGACTTTCACGTTAGTCCCTGTATCCGCCGCCTGCGGCTTTGTACTTCTTGGCTACCAATTGGGCTTTACGGGCAGACCACTGGCCCGCGCCGGTCCCCTGCGTTGCTGCGGACTTTACTTGCGACACAATGCGTTTGCGTAAACTAGGCTTAGTGTAGTTCCCTGCGGCGTTCACCGTACCGCCTTCAGCGTACTGCGTAAAGCCGGTGTTGTCGCGGCGTGCTTTGCGGCTACCGCTAGGCATCTTGGAGGGCATAATGGCTCCCATACCGCGTGACGCTCTCATATCAACACATTTTTCCACGGGTCTTGCCACGTTGGGCAATGCCGTTAGCTGAAGAACGGAACGAACCAGTTGAGCCACCAGAAGCCATCTTCTTGACTGCCCCGCCGCGTCTCATAGCGCCACCAAACTCGTCCATGGTGTCGCCTCTAAGGATAGCGTCACGCTCTGCAGCAGACTGACGACCTAGCGGGCCTTTAGGGCCTTTAGCAAATGCTGCTTGAGACGCAGTGGGCTTAGACACTGGGCGCGGGGCGTTCTTCAAAGCGGCACTAACTTTCTCCATTATTTTTGGGTCCGCAGCGGAGGGGCGCACGTTTACAGAAGGCGCGGATTTCTTAGCGGCTTCCATAGTCGGCTCAATACGTTTCGCAACTTCTTTAGCGCCCGTAGTAGCACCACGGTTAGCTAAGTTCTTAGCGACGGCTGCAATGCCTTTAATACCGGGCATTGCAAGATACTGCTCAGGGTATACCCGCTCCAACGCTTGGCTTTCTGGCGTCATAGTTTGCTTGCGGTACTTGGAGTCGCCTTTACCTTCGTTGCTGTAGTCCGCACGAGACGGCCCGCTAGGCTTACGACCCGGGCCCGAGACTCTGCTAGAAGCTGTTGGAGTGCGGCTAACAGGACGGCGAGGCATAGTCATAGTTTTAGGGCCCGACTCAACAAAACGTCCAGCAGCGTCCATAGCCGCTTCATCTTCAGCGGATACCTCGCTGCCTTCTTCGCCGTCGTAGCGTTTGACTTTGTATTTAGACATTAGCACATCCCCCCGTTCTTCATAACGACTTGTTTGCCTTTGGTTTTGCCTTTGGTGGCAATACCATTAGCAGAAGCGCGGAAGGAACCCGTAGAACCGCCCTTGGCGTAGCGCGCAGCGCCGCCACCGCTGTCCATGATGCCGTTAGGAGGAACGGTATACCCGCCGCCAGCTAGCTTAAGCTTGGTACCCTTGCCGCCCTTGTGCTCTTGCATGTCGTGCTGCTTAAAGGCCTTTTTAATCATGGATTTGTCTTGCGCTGTGTCGGCCATGCCGCCTTCAGCCATTTTCATCTTGCCTTTTTTCTTCATCATTGCCATGAAGCCGGGGTTCATTTTTGTAGCCATAGTGTCACCACCTTTAAAAAATTTCTTGCCGGTATCGGCTTTGTTGAAGTCCTGCCCCACAGACTGTGGGACTCCTACTTTCTTGGCAAAAGCAGGGCTATTCGCCACAGCAGCCATGAAATTGTGTTGCTTCTTACTGGTCGATGGCACTATTTACTCCACCAGTTTGCAAAATGAGTCAACGTTGCGCCAAGAACACCACCTGCGCCCGCTATACCAATCAGTACTCTCCAACCACCTTTGGCCTCAGCCAGCGTGGAGTTAATGCTGGTCAGCATTTTTTTAATCTCATCTATGTCCGAAGCCATCTTGTCCACGTCGGATTGCAAGTGCGCAATGTCCGAGGCATGGGTAGCTAGTTCACGGGCAGTCTGTATTGCGTCTTCCATATCAGCACTTCCATCTTGCTAAGGAAGCCGCCTTGCGGGTGGGCTTACCTTTTTCGTCTTTCATTGGGCCGGGCATGCCGGACATACGTGCGCAGAACGAGGCTTTACGGGGGCCACCTTGGGGCTGGGGGGCTTTCAGATTAGACCCTGTCGCCGCGTTGTACTTGGCACGGCCTTTGGCAGTCAACCCAGCCCCCTTGGAGACCGGCAACTTCTCACCACGGCCTACAGAGAGAACTGGGCCTTTTTTCTTAGCCATAGAACACCGTAACGCCTGTTACTGCCGCACTTAATGCTAAGTACAACGTGCTGCTGAACTTGATGCCTTCGCCGGGGATATCAAAGGTATAGGTATTTGGGTTTGTATTGCTAGCAATATCAATCTCTAGTAATACTGCGCCCGATGATCCACCATCTTTAAATTGCACAGTAGCCGCAGTGCTTGCTGCTGGGCAAATAATCAAACCCTTGAGGCGTGTTGGCCCGTTAAACAAAGTTCCAGCAGCACTTAAGTGCGCTGACTTAACGTCTGTCTGCATCATAATCAATCTCCTATAAAACAGGGGCCAAAGCCCCCAAGATTAATTACTGCTGGCTGGCAGAGGGGATTTGTGCGCCGTCAGAGTTTGCAACCACATATATAACTGTGTATTGAACTGTACCCGCAGTCACAGCAGCAACCGTGGGAGTCAATGT